TTGTAGTTGGCAAACAGCAGCATGTCCGCCCATTCCTTGATCAGCGGCGATGTCTGGGATGTTGTTTTCTTTCCAAGCTTCAGCTCCCATCGGTCATAAGCTCCCAGCTCATCCGGCTGTTCAAATTTTTTAATCTGCGCATGTGCTGTAAGAACCACGTTGACGCCCGCTTCCACAACTTCTGAAAGCCGATTCAGGAACCGGCCAATCTCCTCTTTTACATAGGTATAGCCGTTTCCATACCCGAAATCCTCGATTCCAAACTTCCGATGCTTATCGCAGATAAACTGGATGCACATAGACTCAGCCCAGTCGATCGTGTCAACCACAAGCGTTTTACACACGTCCGGATGCGTCCGGATGTAGTCCACCTGGTCAAGAAGATTCTGCCAGCTTGTAGCTTTTGGCAACCGGGCAACATCCATTGAGTTCGTGCTACCCTCAGTGTCAATGAACACCGGATCCGGGAATTTACTGGCAAACGTAGATTTTCCAATTCCTTCCGGACCATAAACCACAACTTTTTTTGCACAGGGAATCACACCTTTGATAATTTCCATTAAAATACACCTGCCTTCCATGATTTCTGCTGTGGCTGTTCAGCCTGCGCCTGTCCAACCACATAACCGTCTTCGATAATGATGCTGCATTCATCACCGGTACTTACCCTAGTAGCGATCGCCTGCAGCCCCTCGCCTTCCAGCCAGGAACCAAACTCCTGCAGTGTCTGCAGATCCATCTGTTCCAGTTTATCCAGGAGAACAAAGCCACACTCCGGATTCAATTTCCGGACAATGGCAGTTGATACCATCAGCCGTTCAGAACCGGATATGTTGTCCCATTTCTGCCCTTTATATACCAGCTCGCCTTCCTTTACTGACAGATCTGGAAGAGGCAGCTCTGCAGAAGAAAGCAGGTTTGCTTTCTTTTCCCGGACAGAAGTAATTTTCTCTGAAAGCTGATCATACTGACGACGGTATTCTTTTGCATCATCCTCCGCCTTCTCCTTGTCCAGATTTGCACGTACCATTCGATTGATTTCCTCAATATTGGAAATGCTGTCTTCCAGCTCCTTGGTAGACTGATCGACCAGATCAGCGGCCGACTTTTCAGCAGTTTCCAGATCTTTTACCAGCTGCAGATGATGCTGCTTTGCTGCTTCCAGCTGATCAGACAACCGCTTTACTTCTTCATAAGCGCGTTTTACCTCTTCCCGGATCTTTCCTGCCTGTTCTCTTTTCCTTTGATTTTCGCCATTCTGAGCAAGGATGTCCTGCTGCTGTCGGATCAGCGCAGATGGAGAAACCAGATCCTTGGGTGCATCGGGGTAATATGGCTGTTCCTTGGCAAACTTCTCTTTCTGATCCGCAGTCCGGCCGATATACAACCGATCCTGATACAGCTCTTTTTCTTCTTTTTCCAACTCTGCCAACTGGTTACCAACGCCGATGATCTGTAACAACGTCTGTGCTTTTTCCTTCCCGGAGCTCTCCATGAACTTCGGAAGATTTAACGCCAGAGACTCGACAAAAGTGTTCAACAACGACTGTCCGGCCTTCTGACCGCTTGGATCCGTTACCTTCAACGCGCTGTTTTTGCCTTTACGCTCAACAATCAGGCCATTGTTCAACACAATTTTCAAGTTTGGCGGGATGATGGATCCCTCGCGCGTCGCATCTGATGGTCTGAAGTTTTCGCCACCCAATGCCCACGCGATGGAATCCAGCACCGACGTCTTACCCTGGTTGTTTCTGCCACCAATGACGGTCAGACCGTTTGCCGTCGGTTCCAGTTTTACTGCTTTGATTCGCTTGACGTTTTCGATTTCAAGTTTATTGATTTTCACTGACAACTTTCTTATCCTCCTTGTCTTTGTTAAAGAAATTCCATACGGTCCCCGCACTGCAGCCCATTTCGTCTGCAATCTTCTCATAGGACCATCCGGCGTTTCGAAGTGCCGTCATCTTTCCAGTGTCCAGCTTCCTCTTCCTGCCCTGTCCAGCAGGGCTTTTCGGGGGGGCGTTGGTTTTACCTCTTCTTTCGTTTCCGGCTCTTTCCGTGGCTGTTTCATGACCGCAAACACAGCCCCGGCTTCTGCGGCCGCCCGCACATCCTGCATGGTCATACTGCTGATGGCAACCGGATGCATGACGTAGATATCATCATGCATTCCGTGCATCGTCAGATCCACTGCCTCCGTATATTCAACAATCTGCATCATTCTCACCCTTCTTTCAACGACCCTGAGCGGATCCACGCCGCAAACACCTCGTCCCGGCGCTCTTCTTCCCGCTCTTCCTGCTCCTCGCGGCAGGCATCGACATAATCGCCGATTTTCTTACCAGCGAGCGCAAGAAGAAACATTCCGGCTCCCAGGGCGGCGCGGCCCCACAGATCCGAGTCTACGCCGCCGATGTAAATCCATGTACCAACCGCGCCGAGCGCCAGCGCTACTTTATCCGATGCTTTCATTTGCTGTTACTCCTTCCACGTTGATGCCCTCGATCTCCGAGAAACGTTTTGCGTTAATGAAATATACCCAGTGGTCCGATGTTTTGATTCCATAGCCCCATGGGAATACCCCCTGCTGGAGCCCTTTGCGCACGGTCTGATGATTAATTCTCATCATCCGCGCGGCATCCATGACACTCAGACGCGGGATAATGCAATCTTTCGCTTTCTGTGTCGAAAGCGCCGGCATTCGGTCATCCGCCTTGGAAAAGTAGTCCTCTTTCAATCCCAGTGCAACGGCGATATCACGCTGCTGCTCCTCAGGCGGAATCTGCTTTCCGGCAAGGTACTGGCTGATTGATGCTTTGCTTTTTCCGGTCATTCCTGCCATCTGCACCTGCGTAAGATTCAATTCTTTTGCAGCTTTTTTCAATTTTTCTGAAAAATTCATTGCCTTATTACTCACTTTCTGCTACGATGTAGCTGGTTTGTTTGTGTGTCCCATGGGAACTGGTCCTTCCTGTGGGACTTTTTCTTTTTATACCGCTTCTTCTTTTTTAAGGTACTTATTCAGAAAATACTGCTGGCCTTTCCCAGTTACCTTTGTAGTTTTAGTCATCCGCACGCTGCCGTCCGGATTGGAAATCACAGTCTCTTTGATCTGGAAAAATCCATTTGCCACGTATTTCTGCTTCGGCATGTTCCGGCTGGATCCTGTCTTCATAAGATAGCCTTCATTACGGAGCTGTTCGAATAATCTTTTCTGTCCAGTGTCCACGCCGTTCTGGCGCAGGAGCTTTGCGAGATCTCCGATCAGGATGGAACTGGTGCTTGCTTTCACCGCATCCGCGAAGATTTCCTTCGGACGCATGCGCTCGACATCTTCCAGCAGACCGGCGTTGGTTTCTTTCAGCTTCTCGATCTTCTGATCTGCCATTTTCAGGGCGCGGGCGAAGATCTGCTCCGGGGTGTTCCAGGCTTTTTCCAGGTCAATGAAGTATTGACGGTACTGCTTGCCTTTCTCGGATCGCTGGATCATACAGATCTGTTTTGCCATGTCTACGGAAATCTGGTAGTCCATAATATCTCTTTTGACCTCTCGATTTCCCTCTAATCGAACCTTCTCATTTTTGAGTAAGTTGAAATCAACCCCATTTTCAAATCCATATTCCGCCATTCTCGAGAACCAATCATTGAATCTCGTATTGATTTCCAATGCTTCATGTAAATCTCTTGCTGATACGGTCGGCTGTTCTGCCTCGTAGTTAATTTTTAACAACTCGTTCATCTAATTCCTTCTTTCTATCTTTATTTTTGATTTTGTGTTATACTTCTTTCAAAATATTTTGAAAAGGAGAATTGCCATGAATAGTGATGTAACCATTATCCAATCTCGCTTTCACTACACCGAAAAAGCATATGTGCCAAACACTTCGAACATCGTAGTTATCATTGACGAGCTGATCAAATTGATGGAACCGTATTTTCACAAACAAGCCCCTACATTCCGACTTATAAATGATATTCGCTTTGAACACCCAGAAACCGCTTCTACTTACGATAAAATTCATATCTGCTGTATGGACACTTCTTGGTCTCAAATAGCCTATCAATTTTCCCATGAATTCTGTCACCTTTTAATTGGAAATCCAGTTCCACAAAAGATGCGATGGTTTGAAGAAAGCATTTGCGAACTTTCCTCTTTGTTTTTCATGGAACAGCTGGCCATTGTTTGGGCGAAAAGTGGAATCC